CTGGGTCTCTGTCTTTCATTCTTTCGATTTCAAAGACTAATTCCTTACTTAGAAATTTATTATCCTTATAAGTAGTAATCCAAGTGTCGCAATCGCTCCTAGGAATAATTTCATCGTATAACCAATGAATAGGGTCGCTAGGGTTAAAATCGATAACCATATAATCAGTAGTCCGCATATTAATCTGGCGGAAGTCCTCGATAAGTAGTTCGTTAGCTTCATTTAAAACCGCTATATTACGTTTTCTTCCTCTTATTTTTTGTGGCTCATCTACAGACAGAAACTCGACGAGGTGCTGACCATATCGAAAAGTATTCTCTGCCTTATTGTGCGTTCCATCGTAGTAGATACCAGTTTGCTCTAATATGCCAAGAAAGTCTCTTTGTATTGAGCCTTTTAATGCTGGTAGTGTTTTTCTTACTAGAGATATTACTAGAGGCTCTTTTGAGGTTGTAAGTAAGTAGGCTATATATTGACAAATGGCGTACGTCTTACCGCTCCTAGTTCCGCCTTGATGAACTCTAAATCTAGCCTTAGAATTTATTAGGTCGTAGAATTGACGGTTGCATTGTTGTACTGTTATTCTTGACTCTTGGCTGGTTTCCATTCTATAAGTGTCGACTTGATACCGCCATTATGTTTTATTTCTTGCTTAGTTCCATTGAGTCTATGCGCCTCGTGTTCTTCTGCTATCATTTTCATAGCAGCAATCTGTAGCGAGGGTGTTTCTGAATTAATCCAATTAGAAAGCATTTTAGTCTTTTTACTGACTCGCATATTTTCAACCGCCTTTTTTATAGAGTCCGATTCGTGTAACTTATAATCATAAAAAGTACTCTTTGAGCAAGGCAAATAAGCCACAATATGCTCGATAAACATAAGTTTAAACTTCTGTATTACCTCCAGAGATTGCTTTTCTAGTTCTTCGTATTTATACGCCATTGTTATTTTCTGTTTGTAGTCCATCGGAACTGTAGTCCGACTAATAATAAATATATTGTAAAGGTGTGAACTTTCTCATCTGAGAGCTGAAGCTCGTCCATTTCGTCGTTATAATAGTCAGCACCAAATACCAGTCCAAATAAAGGATAAAAACTAATTTCTGCCATTATTATATTTTTTCCAAAGGTAGATATAAAATTCCTTTTGCTTAATATCAATCTCTTTGCGCTCGTACTCTTTGCCAGAAGTTTTTAGCTTACCATTATCCTCACAAAATAAAACAAATTTAGAACCTCTTTTAACTGGATAGACCCTAACGTTGTTTTTTTCTGCCCAGCTAAAGGCTTTGTAAAAATCATCTAATAAATTAAAATCTTTAGAACGGAATTTCATCTTTAACTACTGTAATTCGGTGAGAGTTTTTATTTACATCCTTATAACTACCTCCATTTTTAAAATCTGGAGCGACTAGGTAAGAGCCTTGCTTACCGTTTTCTTTTCTTTTTACTTTTTGAATAAATATTTCTACGGCATCTGAATCTAGTTTAGTTCTTTCTCCAAGTCTACGGTAGACAGTAACGCAATTATATGCCTTATTAAAAAAGTCAGAACTCCCAGAAATATCGTAAGGAGTTGGCACTTTGTAAGTTTGATTCATAGCTTCCATTTTTCTAGGGTGAGCTATTAGAAATAAATGCGTATTGGTTTGTTGTACGAATTGGGTAATCTTAGAAAGAGAAGCACCTATATATGAAAAATCTTTTTGAGCAGAATGGTCTAACATATTCCAAGGGTCAATAGTTAAAATGTTTACGCCTTTTTGAAATACCAATTCTCTAAATTTTTGCAGTATTGATTCTAAACTCAGATTTTCTAAATCTATTTTGACAAAGAAAAAATGTTCTTCTATAAAATCTTTAGTATTATTTAAATCCTGAGAATTACAGTTTTTTTGGTTTAGCTTATTGGCTAGTCTTTTTATATGCGCCTCGTAAGGAAAAGACTCTGGAGCAAAGAAAGCAGTTCTAAATCCATATTTTAAAGCCAAATTGACAGCTATCTGGTCGAAAAAATCTGACTTTCCTGAGTTTGGGATACCAGTTACTACTGTCCATTCTCCCATAGCTATTTTAAAATAATCGTCGTCAAATCCTAAAGAATAATTTTTTATGCCTTGCTCATTGAAAAGAAGTACGTTTTCCCAGATATCGTTTATTGAAATAATACCGTCTAATGGAAACGATTTGGATTCTTTTAGAATGTTTCTTAGAACCTCAGCGCCTTTATTAGTTAGTACATCGTTAGCGTCTTTGTACTCTTGAAACTCAACATAACTACAGCGATATTTACCTAATCGTCTAGCTAATTCATTTCTAAGAGCAAGTCCAGCCTCGTCGTTATCAGTACATAAAACTATTTCTTCTTTGTCCTCGAAATATTGATAACAGTTGTCTAAATATTCTAGGCGATTATTCCCTTTAGAAGCGCCATTGGGTACAGAAACTACGGAATAAATACCAGCCTCATGTAGACTAAGAGCGTCCATTTCACCCTCTACTATATAAATCTTTTTTGATTCTTTGATATTATCTAAGCCATAAAAGATTAACTCAGCTCCAGAAACGAGTTTAAAATTTTTCTCGCCATCTCTATATTTAACGTTAATCAGTTCGCCATTTCTATAGTAATTAAAATTTATGGCTTTTCTGCTTTTGGATATTTGCGGAAAATATTCTGTAGACTCTGAGACTTTCCAATGACTAAGAGTAGCTTTAGAAATACCTCTTTTATTGAACCAGCTAACGGCTCTATCTCCTAAATCTACGTTAGCCTCTGGAGGTTTTACAAATTCTTTTTTCGGTCTAAACTTAACATTTCCACCCCAGCCACAGTGATGACAGTTATAAAGACCTTTTTCAATATTAATAGATAGAGACTTGTCATTTTTATTTTTTCTTGTTTGGTTGCATTTTGGACATTTTAATTTTTGTTCGATTGCGTTTGATTTGACCTCGATTCCAAGGTCTAGAAATTCGTTTATCATAGTGAGTTTATCAGTTTGGTTATTTTATAATGGTTAGCTAATTTATATAAACATTCTTTTAAATTTTCTTTTCTTTCATAATTTACCCCTTGAGTATATATTCTAGTTACTGTAGTGTTAGCCATTGTAACTATCTCTGAGGTATCTGTTTCGTGTTCGCAATAGATAACAAAAGCCATACCGTTAGACTTCTGCCAAGAGTCGGCTATTCTTTTGAATAAAAGCTCTTGTCCAAATGGTACGTCTACGCCTTTTAATTTTACTTCAAATAGAATTAGAAATTGATTGTCAAACTCTAAGACTGCATCTATATCACTTGGGTGAATCTTCGAATCGCCTACTCCTCTAAAATCTAAAATCTGTTTTATTCTTTTCTCGTGTTTTATCATTTTAATAAATCGAAATTATCACCTTTAAATTTTACCAGTATTTGGTCTAGTTTAGAAACCCCAGAAGCGTTTTTTTTTCTTAGAGCTGGAAGTGCTAAAAATATCTCTTTCCAAAATGAATCCTCTCTAGCGGTTTTAATTAATCGATAGAGTTGTCTAGGATTTACATTGTCGACCTCATCTGCTAGTCTTATAGTATCAATCCATTTATTTTTTTGTGCTTCTGTTTTGGGTCTATTACGTTCTGGAAACAATTCTATAAAATGGTCTATGGCGTTTAAATATTTCTCTTTTGTGGGAGATTTTTTTCTTCCACTATTAATTTTTATATTATTAATATTATTAGTATATATATTATCCTCCGTCTTTTCGTGGAGAGGGTATCCATCTTTTCGTGGAGAGGTAGGAACGATTTTAAGGATACGTCTATCGACTACCTTAGAGTTATTTCTTATAACTTTTGATTTAACAAATCCAGCTTTTTCTAACTCAGAAATCCATTTAGAAACGGTCTTTTTATGGACTTTATATAGTTCGGCGAAGTATTTATTTTCCGCCCAACAAAATCCCTCCTTATTGGTCAGACAAGTTATTTCACCATAAAGTAATTTAGCGTTAGGCGACAGCTTTTCCGAATACCTAACCTCAGCTGGTATTATTGCGTAGTAGTTTGGTTTGCTCATTTTTTATGCTTCGTCTACCATATTTTTTATATGGTCGCAAAAGGTACGGATATCGCCAAAGTAATTCATAAAATTATCGAGGGTAATATAATCGTCCTCGAAAATCTGAAATAATACTTCCAAGAGCAGCTCGTACTCTGGTAGGCTCATATTTCCAACGTACTCATAACGGACTGGAATATCTCCAGCAGAAGTATCAGTACGCCAAACCTTTTGGTCTAGTTCATTATAGTAGACTTGCTTGTATTTACTATAAATCATTTTTAAAATATTTATCTATTAATTCTATTGTTGTATCTAAATCTTTAACCCAAGTTGAATACCAGCCAGACGTTTTAAGAGCTTCTAAGGCGTCTTTTTGGTTTTGGGTAGGTTTATTATACCCTACTTTTAATTCGAGCGCTAAACCGTTATAAGAGTCATTAGGAGCGAAACAGAGTACGTCTGGAATACCTGATTTACCACCAAGCTGTTTAAATTTAAATCGCTCATAAGGAGAACGCTTACCCTCGTTTGGAGGGTGAATAACGTAAGCCTCTGGATATTGATTCTTGAAATACTGCATAACGGCTCTCTGGAATTTATCCTCTTTTGACAAGTATTTTTCGTAGTTGTTTGACATCTCTAAAACGGTAAGGGTGAATTATATTTGGTTTATTTACCTCTACCTTTTGTAAATCACCGCTATTTAAACTTATAACTTTTGAGCGAACTTCATTAAAATTTTTTAAAAATTTTTTATCAACCTCCTTTAAGATTCTTGTCATCTTAATACCATGAATTACGGAGGCATGGTTGTAGTTAATTTCTCTAGCTATTTTATTTAATTTTTGAGAGGTCTGTTCTCTGCATAAAAAATAATAAGTAAACCTAGCCTCGCAGTAAATCCTTTTACGAGTTCTTCTTTCTATTTTTAGATTAAAATGGTCGTTTATTATTTCTTTTATTTGGTAGGGTTGTATCATGATTTTTCATAGTTGTTTTTAAAATATTCCAAAACTCTATCTTTCATTCTGTTTCCTGAATTACTTTTTACTTTATAAGGATTTAAATAATTATTTATTTCTTTTATTTCTTTTAAATGTTCTAGGATACCTTTGTTTTCAGATTCTAAAGTCTTTAAAACTCCATATCTCCATAAATCGCTTTTACTATTAATACCTTTATCTCTATATTTTTTTATTCTCCACATAACTTCTAATAGATTGTCAAATTCGTGAGAGATTCTAAAATTGCTTAGTTTAGTTTTCATAATTATAATATTAAACGTCCGTCCTCCGTTGTTTCTTCCGTAGTATAACCTAAAGCAATACCAGTCTCTAAATAAAACTCCCAGTCTTTTAAAGCGTTTTGGTAGGCTTTTCTACCTCTTTCTATTTGGATTTCATTCATAGCGTAAACGCCAATCTTATAGGGCGCTTTAGTACTTACTGCCACAAAGGCAAAGTTTGCTGGGTCAATACCTAGCGCATCGCAGTAAAAAGTAGCTTGTATATGGTAACCCCAGTAGTATAAATCTTTTCTAAAAGCGGAGGGAGAAGAATCTTGACAAGTCTTTAAATCTCCTATCCAGTTGTCGCCTCTACAATCAGGTCGAACTCTAACTGGTGTCCCATTTAAATCGCCATAATTACTTTGTTCTACAATACCAGTACAATACTGTTTTGCTACTTCGTCCTTTTGAAAGTTTTCTAATATCCCTTTTATTGTCTGACCCTCATTAAAGGTTAATAATTTTCTATCTCCAGCGAGTTCTAAATGTTCCTTTTTAATCGCTTTATTTACATTTAATCTAAGGTCTCCTATATCTGGAAGCATATAATATTGACGCTCGAACTCTTTTTGTCCCTCTAATAAAACAGTATGCACTGCAGTACCCAAAGCCATAGCTTTAGTTTCTCTTCGTGGTTCGTTTACAAAATAGTCTACCGAATATTTAGAAATCGTTTTTAATCCTGAAGCAGATATAGCATTTGAGGAATGGTATTCGTCGTTTGAATCGAATTTACTTTTGATGTTGTCTATCATTTTCTAGCATTGTTTTTAGAGTTATCCATTTGTTCTCGTATTTTGAGGCTTGGGTTTTATACCAATAAAGCATATTTTGAGCCTCGGATAATTCCTTTTCTAGCTCTTTTACTTTGGCTAAAAGTGTATTAATATGTTCGACCATAAAAAGAGGGTCTCTTTCGCTGGTATCGTCGTAAATAATATTTTTCATAATTAAAAAATAAAAGGCGCTACCTATTAAAGTAACGCCTTGATTAAATTAAAATGGTAGGTCGTCCGCTACCTCGTCTTTCTCAGTTGGCTGAGTTTCTTCTTTTTTATATGGCTCTTGAACCTTTCCAGAGAAATATTTAGTCCCTTTTTCAGATTCACTAATCCATAAAGCTATTTCTAATTTTTCTCCGCTTGGAGTTGTTAGATTACCTCTATAATCTGGTTGTTGTCCAGACTTATCGCTGTTTTTAAAGATTGCTACGTCTCCGTTTTTTTGTTCGTATTTACTCATAATTGTTTGATTTTAGCATTAAGATTTTTTCTGTAAGTTTCTGTCATATCGAAATCTTTTAAGATTTTTTCGATTTGTTTTTTAGTTCCGTTTTCCAAAGTTTTAAAATACTGCTCTTTGGTGAGGGTATTGCGCCCA